TGAGAAGTAAACAGGCCCGCCAGAGCGGGCCTGAAGGATCATCTGGAAGTAAACAGGCCCGCCAGAGCGGGCCTGAAGGATCATCTGAGAAGTAAACAGGCCCGCCAGAGCGGGCCTGAAGGATCATGAATCATCGAACCAAATTTCAATCAGGTTAAAAATCAGTAGGATGAATTGAATCACAATAATGATAATCATCCGGAATACACCCAACTTGGCGGCTTGCGAACGATAGTATCGTTTCCAACAAGAGGCATAATTACCCCAGCGAGATCGTCCCGACAAGTAAAGCTAACAAAAGCCACGGAATTAGGCTTACTTTGAGTGATTTCAACTTTCTCGTCGATCAGGTCGCCGATTGCATAGAATTTTGCTAATTGTTCCGGATGAAATCGTCCGTATCGGTTGACCTCATCAGGGATATCGTTTCCTAATGGGTATACATCAGCAATGCAAGGAAATCTTCCCTGAACAGGGTTAGCCGATTGCGATTCCCCTCTTGCGCTAATTGTGATTATCTTCTCATCATAGCTTAAAAGCCTTGCGTGATTCGATTTTGTCGCCCCTTTTGCTGATCGTTCGATTAATTCCGAAGGAATTACAAAAGGTTCGAATTCAAACGTAGTCGCTTGAACAAACAACATTGATATCAAACTCATACCATTGGTTGCTGATACGATAACCGATTCGCTTCCGGTTGATCTTACATGCAATCCAGATAAAGCGTATCTAGTTGATGACTTGTCACAAAATTTTGATATCAGCTTCAAAAGCCGGATATCTGGAATCTTGAATACGACGCCATTCGAAACAATTCCGGAATCGGCTACGTGTAATTCACTCATGATTATTTTCCCTTGCTAGTTGGTTGGTTAATTGTTGGTTGGTTGGTTGGTTGGTTGGTTGGAATCATCATCAGCATAATGACTTGCAATCTCTTGCCAGTTGATTTCAACGTACGCCGATGTCAAAAGGTCAAGCCAAAACCCTTCTAAGCCTTGCTCATAAGGGTCCAATTCTTGGCATAAGAATTCAACGATCTGCCCTTGCCTTGCGTGGCTTCTTTCCAGTGCCTTGACAAGATATTCATCTTCCTGAATCCATGTGAACGCAAGCCAAGTTTCGTAATTGGTCCATCCGTTGTAATTCTCTTTGCTCATGACTTTCTTTCCTTTCTGTTGACTAGTTTCCAGTGGAACGGCTCCACTGTCACAAGTAATATACGCTGATTTTCAAGGTTTTGACCAACATTTATTTTCTTACTGCCCAAGAGTTTAGGTGCGTTTTTACGCACGACTCCGAGGCCCGATCCACGTTGGCGAAAATCCATCTGTGGCAGTGTGTCACTGTGTCAGTGTGTCCCGATATCCTGCCTCACAGGCAGGTGGTCGTAAATCTGTAAGTGACAGTGTGTCAATATGTTAAAGTGGCAGCGTGTGGCAGGGTGGCAGAGATGTGGCAGGGATTGACAGATTTTGAGGTGATTCTGAGCCAGTCTGGCGGGTCAACGACCCGCCGAAGACTGAGACTGATGAAGCTCATCTGGGTGAGCATGGGAGACCGTAACGAGGACGTTCTGGCGATGAACCAAAATATAACTGGTTGGTTATGCGTAACTAAAGATTTTGGACTGGTCAATGATAATCCGATCTTACACGATTGGTCTAAAATGGCTGAAAAATGAGGGCGAAACCGGCGCGACTGGGGAGGGATAACCTGTTATTTTTTTGATTCAGTGGCAGTGTGTCCATTACTCCCCCCACCCCTGATCTTCGATCAACCATCGCTCACAAAATTACACTAACTCTATACACCACTTATACTTATGCACTGTAAGCACTTGCGCATGTCTATGGACAAACAAAATCGCCCTCCGACCTGGAGGGCTTAAAGGATTAATTAGGCGTTATTATTGCTTACTTAAGCACACCGATTAGTGTTACCTCAAGATCTCATTCTTCGGTGTTTCGATTAATAATCGAAAAGATTTTGTCGGCATAGGTTTGCTCAGGTTGCGTACCATCTGCTTCAGGCCCCTCGGCCTTCAGATCTTTGATCTTCTGGCCGATTGCACTGGCAAGCTCATAGGTATTCTTATAAGCCCCTGACAGCGACTTGTTAGGTATTTTGTTCAGAGCTTTCTCGGCTTCGATCAATAATTCGACGGTCGTCATGGTCTGCCTCTCAATCGTACTGCTTTTCGGTGTAAAACTTGAGATTTACAATCGTGTTAAGCCTGTCATCAACCGGCTGACCAGACCGACAATCCCATGACCAGTTCATGTCAGTGTCAACTTCGCCCCAGTAATCGCTGGCATCTTCAATAAATTCCAAGGCATGTTCAAAGTCAGAAACATCAAAATCCTCGAAATCCACTTCAAGCCCTGTCGGGTAGCCATGACTGACGAGCCAATAAGACTTGATTTCGTTCTGCTCCATCCACTCCAGCAAGTCACACTGGCTTGAGACCACCTCAGTGATCTCAAGACTACCACTATCAAGATCGGCTTGATATCCGCTCAGGTCAGCACCTGCTGCTGCCTGATTATCCCAGTCTCTCAGATCACCGATCGACTTGAGTGCTGGATCTGCTGGATCATAAGCCCATCGGCTGGCGATCTTATCGCCAACCAGCAGCAGAAGGTCTGTTGAGTTATTCGACTTGGCAATTGCTAACTGATGCATAATTCTTGCTCCTATCCTGAAGATGTTATGAGATTAACTTGTCGCCTTATATAGGTCAATGTTTTCCCCGACATCAGTACTATATATAATCTGTGTTGACATGTCAACAACTTTACTAATTATTTAATTTTATTTTTTTAGCCGACCTGCCTGAAACCACATCTACGTCAGGCCCGCTGGCCTGACTCCGATTCTCAGGAACCATCGACAGGATGTCTTCCACGACAGGATGTCCTTCAATGAGTATCCCTATCTTTTCGAGATCCCATACACCTAAAAATACCACTGTATTGACGATGTGCCTTCGGCACGAGTCGTGACTCTTCGCATTATGTTTATCTTGAATTTTGACTTTAGAACATTCCATATATGTTACGACTTTCAACATTTCATAACTTCTCAGTCAATTTGTAATCTGGACTATTCTTAATTTCTCTTCTATCTATCTCTTGATTTAATAAAAATTTTGTTGCAAACAGGAAATTCATAATTAGTAGGTTTGCAAACCATGACGCTTACCCTATATGGAGACACCAAAACAGACAACATGACATGTATAAGCATGCAACTTTTTGTCAAAAACAAGCATAATCCACATCTTTAACCGACAACCAGACCATAATCCAAACTTTCCCATCAAATCAACATTGACATGTCAACATTAAGATGATAAATTCCTGTCGTTGTGAAACCGTGACACCACCTTTCAAGAAATGTAAAAGGAAAGTTTACCAGTGAGCTATCAACCTCGACCCATCACATATAACACCAACCTTTCCGACAAACTGGAAACGCTCAAGAATGAGTGCCAAGCAATTGGCCCAGATTGGGAGTTCGACAAAACAGATCCTGAGACAGGCATCCATTGCTTCGCAATTGGCTACGGTATCGCCATAGCAGACTGGAGGACCATTTGGAGAAAAGTGGGATGGAAGGCTGTTAAAGACCACTACCCTTTATGCATATCAAAATCAAAAGTTGACCACACGACAAAGGATTACATCAACAAAAACATTCAGAACCTGTCAAGGTTCCACAAAAGCATGGTGAAAACAGCGGAATTGATTGCTGACATGACACATGAGTCTATTCACGCTGAGTCTGAACAGAAGAAAGCCCAACAGGAGCTTCGCAAAGCAGACAAAGAGGAAATCGAACGCCTAAAACTCGAACCTACTCCTGATGTTATCACCATTTCCGTTAGAAAGTTCCTTCAGGATAACCATTTGCAATATCACAGGAAGATGTATCGGGATACCACAAGGCGATGCGGAGGAGGCGTCATATACGCCAACATCTTTCTCCCTCATTTTTACGGACACAGGATATTCGTGTTCTTAAGAGAACTTACTGACAAAGAAAAGTGGATGATCGAAAAGGGGAAACAAAAGAACCCTCGCATTATATCAGTTGTCATCCCAATCACTCTTTACGACTCTGCATCCCTTAAACAAATCGCAGTCCTCGTTAAAGAAGAAATTACAAAGTTTGAGCCGGCAGTAAATTCCAAGCCAACACAGCAAGTTTCTTAGAAACCCCACAGGAGACCAACTCATGACTCAGCATGAAGCCGAAACAGCCAAAGCTATCCTCGACTCATTCGACATCCAATCCTCAGTCCACTGCTGCATCACGGGTGAAGACTGGTATATCCATGTCAATGACAAACTCAAAGACAAAACAGTCCGCTTCGATATCTACGACTTCTGGACAGTCAGACAATCCCTCATCGAAGCTATGCCAGAAAAGATCCAAGCCAAACGTCCTCGACTGTCCATCATGAGACTCATCAAACCATCAACCAACTGAGGACATATTCATGATCACACCGAAAGAAAGATTCGAGCGAGACAAAACCATCCGCAAACACCAACTGGACAAACTCGACATCATCCAGTCCGACAGAAAGATCAAAGAGTTCCAAGAACTCGGCTGGTCAATCCATGTCGAAACCATTGTTCCATTCAAATCCTTTAGAGCCGATCTCAAAACACCCTCAGGTGTCTTTCATTCATCCACCTCATCAACCCGAACCGATGCCATCGAATTGGCATTCCAGACCATCCTTACAACATTACAACAACAAGCCGATATGGCAACAGGTAAGAAATCATGAAAACAAGGGGTTCAACCAGCCAAAAAACAAAACGACAACCTTCCAAGGTCAAATCTATCGACCAAACCTCGTCGCATGACAAAACAGGGGGTTCTTCCAGTCGTCCAGACGCTCAAATCGGCTCCAACGGAGTTTCAATGAATGCCTTCGGCCAAATAACGGAAGAACAAAGGCAGGCAGGTCTCGAAAAAGCCCGTCAATCCCGTGAGAACCGCAAATCATGGCTAAGATCCTGCACAAAGACATACGAAGTCCTCGAAGCCAGGCATCCCAACCATGCCAACAAGATCAAACAATTAGAATCAGGTAGCCTAAAAGCTGCTATCAAACTCAAGTGCCTCGGTTGCACTCTGGGTCACATGGAAGAAATTAAGAACTGCTCAGTTGTCTCCTGTCCATTGTGGCCTGTCAGGCACTGGAAGAACACCGAAGGGGTTACAGATGACCAATCTTAAGGACAACGTCAAAACATTCTTGGAATCAGCAAGTCTCAGCACCAAATACATGGTCGATTCTGCTGTGTCCAATGATTCCAAGGCTGTGAGAGCCAATGCCAGACAGATCATTCTAATGGCCGAGAAATTGATTCAGCAGATAGAGGGGGAGAGGGGATGAAGATCTATAAAGTCACTGCGGTAAGAACTGCTGAGTACTACATTGCAGTCAAGGACAACCAGGTCTCGCTCGTTATAGCAGAGAACAACTTAGAAGATGCGTTTGATTTAGCTCAGACACGAAGCATAACAATGCGGGAAATGGATGTTTTTGATAAAAGGCTCGACGGGGTTGATATTTACGGACTTGACTTCGATGAGCTTGATGAAATCCGTGAACAGATGAGGGGTGAGAAATGAGTGATGAACAACCAACTTATGACGGAGTGGAATTGGTCGAAGCAATCTTTGCTGTTGAGCAAGCCATTGAGGCATTGGCTCCATTTGACATCAGTACAAGCCATTTACAACAAACCTTAGTGCAACTTAGATCAATCCAAGACCCTTGGCACGAAGCCAAGCAAGCAATGCAGCAGCATTTAGAGCTACAAGCGTCGAACAGAGTCAAGGGCGTTGCCCAGTACGCACAGCATCTTGAGCAGGAACTGGCTAACCGCAAACCATTATGGATTGTCCTCCCTGCTGACGACAACCTGCATTTCCGGCCTAACGGTGCGATCGATCAATATGTGTTCGTGCAAAAAAAAGCCGCAGAACATCATCGACAAAATGCGGCAAGTCCTGACGAGTATCGAGTTCAAGAGGTTTGGGGTAAATGAAATGAACATCGAAATCACAGAATCCAAGCTGGCTCAGTTCCACAAACTTTTGAAATATTCGGGACTAGAAGCCTCTGTTTCTCCAAAGGATATTAAGTATGTTGCTGAATGCCTTGTTAGGTCCAATATCGTCAACCATTACTCTGATGACTTAACAGCAGCGTATATGGCAGGCGTAGAGAACGGGAAGCATCGGTCAGAAGTTGAGATTAAGAGATTGCATCAGGAAAATCAGTCTCTGAAGAATGTTGTGAAGGAACTTATAGGCAATACTCTTAAGTGTGACGAGGATGTGGAATCATGAGTACACTCGAAGAGCAAAACAACACCCTCCGAAAAATCATCGGCGAAATCTGGTGGATGGCTCAGAGGTATGCCAATGGCCGAAGCACTTATGCACCCTCTATGTACAACCAGATGATAGACCTCGCCATCAAAAACGGTGTTAAACTTGAAGCAGACGAGATTTACGCTGAAGACGGCGATTTTGGTAAATGGATTCCAGAGCGTCAGTGTTTTGAAAAGGAAAGGATAAGGTAAAAATTTCACAAACACCGCTTGCGCATTCGCAAGAGACATACTATAGTTTCTCTGTTGTCAGTTGATTAACTTCTAGGAAAGGAAACGATAATGGCCGAGTTTCAGTTGTTTGATGACACAGAGCAAGGGTACAAAGATTTTGTTCAACTGGTTCACGACAACTTTTTTGAAAAGCGTGACGTTGACAGGGCTATCAAAAGAGCGATAGAAAATGTCAGATTGTACCTCAAAGACATGGGTCCAAACGATGTTTTCTTTGATGATGCAGAGCATCAGTCCATAGTCTTTTGTAAGTACCTTGCCAATGAACTCGCTCGAACTTGGAATGTCTAGGATCTGTAAGAAAAACAACCCAATATTCCTTACGCCCCGAAGTCTCTTCGGGGCTATTTTATTAATGCCCATGAATTCTTTTGTGGCATCGTCGGCACACTGCTTTCAAGTCTTCAGGAGTCTCTTTCTGTCGTATAGACTCACCCTTCTCGTCAAAGTATCTCAGGTGGTGCATGTCTAGTGAACTATCAATGTGGCTTACGCCACACACTTCGCACTTGTAACCAGCCCTCTGCAATACTGCTTTTCTTACACTGGGATAGATGAATTTTTCGTCGTACCCGAAGTGCTTGGCTTTCTCGAAAGCCCAATAGTCATTGATCTCCGACTCCCTCTTCGCCTTGGCCTCTTTATGCTCTCTTAACACCTGTTCGGCTTCTGCGAGGATATCTTCTAAGATACACCCCTCTCTCTCAGCCTGTTCTCTTGTCGGTGGTTTTACATTTGGGTCAAAGAGTTGCCAGTAAGGATATTGTTTTACGCTAAAAAAGGCGTCGAACTTACTCATCGCTCACAACTCCATCACCTACACCGTAAGGCATATAATCCCTTTGTGGAAGAATTGGTCGATGCTGACCAGCATCGACAAGCTCGTCAAAAGTAGGGTCGTAAACAGTATCGTTACCGTCTATCCCGTGATGCTCATTACGTCTTTTGATTTCGGCCAAGAATACTCGTTCCGCAGGCTTCCCTAAGACTTTTCGAGCATCCGTAATTTTGCAGATCTCGCAGATTGTCGCCGTGTTCCCAGCAGTTGATTCTGTTGAGCCATCAATCACAATAGTAAATAGCGGTGGCTCATCGTCACCGCAGTAAAGGCACTGATTTTTGTCACGACTGAGGATCTTTGACCATCTCATAATGCCGAATCCTTAAAAACAAGGCATCGAGTCTCTTTTAACCTCTTAATAGCCTTCTGGCATGTTTCAGGATCGGATTCGCATGCAACTGTTTTTATCCCCAATTCCCTTGCTGCCACCGCAATCGAGCATCCACCAGCAAAGGGATCTGCAATTATATTAGGCTTGAGCCAATACAAAAGATCCTTAATCAACTCAACTGGCTTCCCCCAGCAACCCATGATTCCAGAAACATTTCTGGGGTATTCAAGCACACTGTTTAACGCTTTACGTTCTTTAGGTTTATAAATCCTTTTTGCCATTCTGTCTCGACCAACGCAGCCAAAACCTTTGCTTCTCGGAGTCCTATCCTTATTCAGTTCTCCCACATAGACCGAGTCGGTTTTCCCGTAAACCAGAATAGATTCATGGGTGATTCTTGGCAGGTTGTGGCTAACCCATCGACCGTCTTTGAAGTGCCAGATCAATTCTGATCTTGGCCTCCCATAAGCAGACTCAACAAAAGACCTGTTCTGCCAGTTTGTAAAACAAACCTTGTTCTCAAAATCCCATGGCTCATGATATTTCCAGATATCAAAAGGCGGGTCCAAGAAAAGCACATCCGCTGAACTGAATACATCCTTGATTTCCAGCGAATCGCAATTGTAAAGCGTTACATACTCATCCTTGTAGCAGGGTTCATGATCCATTTCGCCCTCAATCTGCAGCCCGATACATTCTGTGTACATGGCAACAGATCATAACAAAGAGATTTTAAACCGCAATCACCTTTCGCATATTCCCGCACAAAAACGCATAGCCTAAAGAGATTGAGTCCACGCAGTCATCATGGTCATCCGCTGTTGTGCCAGTAAAACTATCAATCTCATCGAAACAAGCTGATGTCCAATTGCCCTGCACGTAAAACACTTTTCCTGCTGCCGCAGCTTTAGCAAATGGCATCGCTCTGGTGATCTTGGATGAACCATGGCTTGACCAACTGACTCTGCGGCCCTGTAAAACATTAAGCTGATGGCTCAAGAGCCTCTTTCCAGCAGATCCTGGCTCAACTTCAATGCAGATCGTAACAGTCGTCCCATCCTCATCAGATGTCTTGACAATCTGTGGATCAACCTGATCCGCACTGTACTGCTGTCTTATCTGGTCGATCAGAATGACTTTGTCTGTGCCTGGGATCAGTCCCATGAGAGTTCCTACAGTGTAGTCTGATCTCCGGCCAATTGTTGCTGCACAGTCCCACGCTCTGCACAGGATGAGTTTCTCAGGTATTGATCCTTCCCATGGTTTGATCCACGAGGACTTCATGAGTGTGCCTTCGGTATCGACAAACAGCCCTTCAACTTCTTGATTGTAAAACGCACCGTCATACGACGCCTTCAAAGACTGCACGAAAAAATCAGGATTGAACTGGTTGGAATATGTCGGCGCATGAATCATCTCGGCAACACCTGCCTGAATAACCCTGTAAGTCCAGTGGTTTTTGCCTCTCGGGGTGAATGTCATCCACATCTTTCCGGGCTGTTTACGGAGACGACCCAGAAGAACCTTGTATACATCTTCATCCGAGTAACTGGCCTCATCCATGTAAGCTGCACCAGCATTGGTTCCCCGCAGTCTGTCAGGCTTATCCGCAGATCTCCAGAGGATTGTCCGATCACCTTTGACACGTGTCTCCATATCTGTCCGGTTGTGACTGATAATCAGCCCAGAGCTTGAATATAGCTCTTCAAACATCCTATGGGTCGAGTCTTTGAGGATCGTGAATGTCGGTGCAACTACAATTGTAAGAGTGCCTTTCGGCTGATTCATTACCTCAACAATGCCTGCACGGGTCTTACCTGCTCCAACACCTCCGACAAAAGCTCTCTGTTTGGCTGGCGAAGTCCAGAATTTTAGCTGTTGAGGTGTGAATGTCTCAATGTTATGAACCTGTGTCCGACCCTTCTTTGTTCGCATCTGGTGGAAGATCGACATTTGATCCATCCTTGCCAGCTTCAGGTCTTCCCTCTCCAGATCCAGATTGCTCGAAGTACTTTCCGACACGTTCATGGTCCTTATACTGAGCCTGCATTTCCTGAGTGATCTCAGCGATAGTCTTGCCAGCAATCCTTTGCTCAACCGAGTCATTTGCAACCATGCGATCCCAATACTGGAGCTTCACTTCAGGTTTCGCAAATTCCATCCCTCGGGTTCTTTCCAGCCACCATGCAGCAGCAACCCAAACACCCTTTTGTGCCGCATCAAGCACAGCTTTCACGCACAAGTCCCTTGGTGTATTTTGGGCGTTATTGATTTCCCTGCGTTTCTCGGGGTTCTGCTTCAGGTACTCGTAAAAAATCTTTCGATTAAAGCCTAATGCCTTGCAGATTGCTGTAATTTCGTAGCCGAGATGGCAAGCCTCGATCACTTGTTTCCAATAGTTCTCAATCTTGATCTTGCCACGATACCTGCGGTTTTGGGCGAAGGCAGGGACAGATGTGATCCGCTCAAGGTTCTCTTCAAAGTTTTCGGACAAACCATAGCGTTCTTCAGGCGACAATCGCCCATGGGTTGACTCGGTTTTGACCTGTTTTGCAATGATCTTCTTCTTCCTGACTCGCTTAGGCTTTCCTTGCTCAGGCTTATCAGGTGATGGGGTTGAGTTGTCTTGCCCACTCACGCATGGCCCCTTTGTAAATGCTGGTTTCAGCCGACTCGCTGTAGGCTTCGGCCATGATTTCTGGGATCTGACCCATGTCAACAGCGACATCAATAGCGATGTTTACCTCGACCGGATCATGGTCACTGAGGTTTAATTTATTCTGTTTTCTCGACTTACGCTTATTCGCCATAAAACCATTATAGCATGTTGACATGTCAGCATAAAGTTGGTAATCTCTGTCTGTCCGCTGGGAATCCGGTTATGGCAAGCTAAAGTCTACAACTATACGATTCGTATAGATCATATCCCCCAGCGGACATCTACAACTCTGCCAAGGATGGACTCATGGTGGGGGATTGTTCGTTGGCAGAATTAGAACGAAATTTGTACTTAGGTGCTTCGGAAGTCGCTTGTGTCATGGGATGCTCACCGTTTGGTGATGCTCTCAAGGTCTACATGACCAAGGTTTACCCACAGAGGGAAAGCGTTCCTACCGAAAGAATGCAAGTCGGATTAGACACAGAGGATTTCGTTTTAACCCAGTTTGAAAAGAAATTGGGTGTTAAAGTCACCAATAAACAGTATCGGATGACACACTGGCAGGAAGTCTGGGCTGGAGCAACTCTCGATGGAATGGCAGTAATTGACGGCAAAACTGCCGTTGTTGAAGCGAAAACGATATCGACTCCGCTCTATCTTGAAGCCCCTCTCTATTACGTCATGCAGGTGCTTTGGCAGCAGTGGATCAGCGGGGCCGAGAAAGGTTATCTGGCAGTCTGGTCAACAAAGGACATGCTCTTCCGGTATTACCCGATTGATGTTGCTGACCATCGTGAGCTTCTGGAAGAGTGTATCGCTAAGTGCAAATCATTCTGGTTTAACCATGTTGTTCCCCAGAATCCTCCTGAAAAGCGAGTCGTAGAAAGATCCGAACAGGATTTGCCTGATGAACTTCTTGACCAGTACTGCTCAATTCAAGAACAGATCAAAGATCTCGATGCACAAAAGAAAGAACTGCACCAAAGGATCATTGAATCCGTTGGATCGCCCTCAGAGCTAAGAGCGAAGAACAGTCGATTCCAGATGGATCTGACGACCCAGGTGTCAAGAAGGCTCAATACAAAGAGACTTGAGCATGATAACCCAGAACTAACTCAACAGTATTACGAACAAAACAGTTCTCAGAGGCTGGTCATTAAAAGGCTTGGCGTCAAATTTTGAATGCCTTACGGAATAGGGCAGCACCAGACGGTCTTTGATAACCTGATTCGGTTTTGGGAGTGGTAACAACCTTTGCTTCGGTCTTATAGTCTTGGTTCAGAATCTCTGGCCCAGAATAAACAATCGAAGTAAAGCTAAAACTGGTCGAAGCGTTGTGTTCAGTAGTCGGTGTGGCGGCAGTCGGAATGGCCCGTGAGGTGGGTACGGGTTTGCTGGACACAATTGCTTCGATCTGGTTTTCCTCGGCCTCACCATAAACTTTTTTACAGGCTTCAACAATCAGATCGTTTGTGGTTCCACCGTGTTCGGTGGAGTAGATCTTAAGAGCCGCCCAGACGGACTCCGGCAAAACAAGGTTGTATCTTCTTAGCGGAATTCGTTTGGGCTTCTTCATAGTTGTGTCTCCGGCCTTGTATCTCCAGCCAAAATTTACACTAATAAATTCAACAAATCAACAAGAGCATCCCACGCATCATAAGGCACATAAGGGTCGCTGCACTCAGAACCGTCAAAATGCAAAAGTCTGCCGTCTAAAGTTGGAGTCTGATAAGTGATTTCATCGTCTGGCTTGAAGCTGTTAGACTTGCCGTTTTCAAGATAGTCCTTGAGCCACAACCTTGGAAGAGACGCATTATCAAAACCATCAACAATAATTTTGGCGAAATGTGGGCAGAAATCGCCTTCATAATCCCAAGAACCAATTACCCCAGCACCGTTATTCACCGAAAACACTGAACCGTTTCTTACTACCGTCATGTCAAAACTCCTTTAGTAATAGGTCACAACGGAACAAGAATAATGCACGTGCATACACTAGTCAATCCCGTTGTGGTGAAAATTCTTACAGTCCTTTTGCCTTCTGTGCTGCTGAGAGCATAAACTCTTTGTTCTGCTGGATTTGAGCATAAACACGATTAACCATCGTGAGGTCAGTATGACCCATGAGTTTGCTGAGAGTGATCGGATCAACACCGTTTTGAAGTGCCTCAGTGCAGTAGCCTTTGCGGAACGCTCCAAGGTGAGTCTTGATCCCTGTTTTTGTTGCCATCCTCTTTAAAGCACAGATCAGGCTGTTTTTGCAGTACGGATCGCCTTTCGTGTTAAGAAAGATTGGCCCTGTCGGGTTTTCTTCACACAATTGTTCAACAATTTCAACAGCCCTGTCTGTACCGAGGTAAATGGTTCTTGGTTGTCTCTTGCCTTTGGCCTCCTCACGTGGAAAAACAATGCAGCGGAAGTCTTTGTTGTAATGCCTTGCTTCAATACGGGTCAGCTCCTGTGGTCTCATTCCTGTGTCCCAAGCCAATTGAAGAAGCATCTTGAAATTTGACTGAGGAACCAGTTCTTCGATCTTCGCCATCTGTTCGGCAGTGATGTAATCAGTCCTGGCTTCAGTTGGTGGCTTAACCAGATGCTGAATAGGATCTTTCTGGATGTGGCCCTCGATTGCAGCCCAGCGGTAAAGCCTCTTGCAAGCTCTCGCAAAGTTGTGTTTCGTGTTGAGTTTCCAGTCTTTATGAGTGGAAATAATGCGATTAATATCACTTACTCTGACAAGTTCTGCCGCCGTAAACTCATCCAGCCCAAGGACTAAGTGACCCAAAAACAGGTTGTACCACTGCCATGTGTTCTCAGAACTGGTCCGAGAAAGGTCATCCATGAACAACTCAACGAGCTTCTTAACAGTAAGAATCTCTTTGGATGTTTGGTTGGCAGGAAGTCCTTCAGACATAATCTCATGCCATTTGCGGAACGCTTCTGCCTTGTCTCCTGCCAGTTTTACTTGGGTTTTTCCAACCTGTAAGTACCAAGCATTTCTGGCTTTACGATAAAACGGCTGATTGATCCTATCCATGGGAAAACCTCAATAATTCTGCCAGTAGCAGTCTTAGTGAGTCTCTCTGCCAATTTTCCTGTTTTTCATAACTTATTACAGGATATAATCTTACAAGGAAATGGGCGGTGAGGGATTCGAACCCCCGACATCCTGCTTGTAAGGTGCAGATAAACTCAACGGACTACAGGGTTTAGGAAATCCGGCAATCATTTTTGACTGCCGGCGACTACAGTGATATTGATATCGACACGATTCGGATCTGTCAATACTTTTCAGAAATTAATCTGAAGATTTTTCCAGCTCCTCTTCGAGGAGTGCTAACGCTGGCTTGATGAACGCCAGTTGAGATTTGTAATCGAGATCCAGATAAGCTGACAGGATTGCACTTACCAGACATTCTGCCGAGACAGGGCGACCTTCAAAGCTGCAACCCGAGTCAGTCAACTTTTGACAATGGTCTTTAATTCCACGATGGATTCGTGGCAATGTTCGGGCGTTGATACGTGGACCTAGTGATAAACTTGCCATTTGTTCCTCTCCATGGGATTGAAAAATCTGCTTTTTCAGCACGTCCTTAGTATCGGTAAAATATTGACATAGATCAATACTGTTTTTGTGTATAGTCTAGATCTTTTTATTTTTTTTGAAGTTAATGTTGACATGTCAACACATCCGACATAAATTGGGTCAGTCCAGTTCGGACAAGGCGTAAGACTTTTTAGATCACGGAAAGGGTATTGATGGATAACCATAATCCTGCGGTTGTAACTGTTCGAGCAGGGATTGCAAAGCGGGTTGGAAGACCTAATTTCAGTTCTTACGAGGCGAATTTGCAACTGGAAATGACCTTGGATTTGGGTGCGGTTACTGACGACAAGTTTCCTGAGTTTCTCGCTGAATTATACGGCAAGATTCAAACGGAAGTCGATGCTCAGATCGCCACGGAAATCTACAGACAGGACAACACTAAAAACGATTTGCCGATGGCAAAGACGGTTGCTCCTGCTGTTGTAACCCCTTATATGCCAACCCAGAAGTTTGGTGATTTCCTTAGAGAAAAGTCTTCTGAACTTTCTGTTGAGCCAGAAGCCCTTGTAAGGCACTGGTACAAATCTCACGTTGGTGGCCCTCTGACGCTGTTCCCAGAGCAGGGCAAGATGCTCAATGAGCTTTGGAACGCCGGTGTAATCAAGACTGAAGACTTAACAAGATCAGTGGAAAAATGTCCCGCTTACTAAGACGACAGGAGGTCGAACAATGCTGGTTGTTACACGCAAAATCGGTGAGTCGTTAGTGCTACAGGACAAGTCAACAGGTGCAGAGATTGCAAGAGTCTTTATTGCTTCTGTTGACAGGGGACAGGTCAAGGTTGGAGTCAAAGCTCCGACCAGTCTCGCTATCTGGAGGACCGAATTGATCGAAACACCAGATGGCACAAAACGAACTCACAGTTGAGTGGGCAAAAGTCCTTTTGGATCACGGGATCAAACTGGTTCCGATGTGCCTTGAGGACAAAATTCCCATGCTATCAATTAACGCTTTCCCTACAGGTTTACCGTTGGCAGCTATCCAAGACCTCGCACCGCAGAATATATCGGCTCTGACGGGAATGGATTCTCGACTTATGGTGTTGGACCTCGATGGTCCAAAGGAGCTTGTAAATGAGTGGTTCAAAGACAAACCGTCCCTTCCTCGGACTTGGATGGTGCGCACTGGCGGCGGTGGCCTGCATGTGTGGCTACGGTATCCTCACTGGGTTACCCGTGCTGTTCCCAATTGTCAAGTCTGGCGTGGTGCTGGAAAGCACGAAGAACTTGCTGTTCTGGGTAGCCGAAAACTTGCTACCTGCCCTCCTACACGATATGGGCCGAAAAAAGTGTATCGGTGGACGGGTTCGGTTAATCCGCTCACGGGCAAATGTGGTGTTGCGCCTTATTGGTTGCTACAAGAAATCTTTAAGACCCAGATAAAACAGGTCTCCAACAAAGTTGCCAGTGGTCAAAGGTTCTCAACCTTTAATTTTGCACCATCTGATGAAATACCCGATCGTTTGCAAATTCTTGTAAGTGCTGGTCTCAGACTGGCTCAAAACAAACCTAACAGTTCTGGTTGGATCAGCTGCTACAGACCTGGGGACGATTCCGACAGGAGACCAAGTGCTTCTGTGTACATGGACGGGTCTCGGGTCTGGGTGGCTGGCTCTGGGACGCTTGATTTCTGGGGTGCATTGGTTGCACTCAAAGCATTTCCAACAGTTGAAGCCGCTGTTGCGGCAATTCGAGGCATATAAAAATGAACTTCTCAACAACAGACTATTCGCAACAAAACAGCACTTTCACACAAATCCCAGTCGGACTGCACAATGCCCGTATTTTTATGATTGCATTGGTCGGGACGATTAAAAACACCTACTACAACTCCGAACAATTGACACTGACAATCGGCCTTGAGATCGCTCCAGTTGTGCCTGGTGGCAGAAACGAGATCCGGTATCACCATGTCACTGCGTCAATGGGTTCAAAAGCTGAACTTAGAAGGATCATTGAAGGGATTGAAAGAAAGACTCTGACTCAGGAAGAGGCTGGTGCTTATTCCATGGAAAGTCTTCTGGGCAGATTTGTTCAGGTCGAATTTCTGCATAACCCGTCAAAGAAAGATCCATCTAAGGTCTACGAAAAGATTTCCAAATTCTTCCATACAGAACGTGAGTTTCCGACCAAGAAGTCTACTTTTATGTGGGATTTTCACAAGGATGAACTTTCGCAATTGCCACAGTCTGTGCAACAGAAGGTGATGCAAACCAAAGAATATCAGGAAAAATACGCTCACACACCACAACCTCAGACCGCTCTTGGACAGACTGTCCATGTGGCGAACCAAATGGTTCAGCCACCGCCAGCACCTGTTCAATCAGCACCCGTCCCATCTGCACCAGTTCAACAAACCCAGTCGTTTGACTGGGAATAACGATTCGCTCCTTGCCCACGGATGGGCCTTTTATTTCATTAAAGAACACACAGAAGGATACCCGCCGATGGATTTTGATACCCACCTGAAGAAGTGCATCGAAGAAGCAGAGAAAAGCACACCAGAGGTTGAGACTAAAGCCTCAGTCCTGTCAATGACAACGGAAGACTTTATTTCCGAAGAAGAAGCTCGGTACATCCACATGTACCAACACCTTCCTGTTCATAACAGGAGAAAACTGGCTCACGATTACAACGCCTACTGTGATCTTAAAGAGGCTGTTTCTCAATTCCTTGCAATTGCCAGTGCATCTGTTCAGAACGCAACAGAAGAAGAATCAGGCCCATTACTGACAAAAATAAAGAGACCTGTCATTCGCAGTCCGAAGTACTGGCGTATTTGCGGTTACTGCAATGGTTCTGGTAGCTCGGATGAAATTGGTAAATGTAACAGTTGCGGGGGGCATGGCTACCATGTCTAGTCTGACATTCACAACTCTTGGAAAAACAAATTTCAGTCTCCATCCTTATCAGCAAGAGTCTGTTGACAAGACAACAGAGCATTTCTACGTTTCGCATAAACCTAGTGCAATCATACAGTTAGCGACTGGTGCTGGTAAGACTGTAACAGTGGGAATGCTAATCAGGAAACTGGTCGAGGAAGGGAAGGCTAATCGCACTCTCTTTGTTGTCCACAGAACCGAACTGGTTAAACAGGCGATAGACACTTTTGAGCTTTGCGGTTTGGATGTTGGTAGGGAGCAGGGTTCTGAGCGAGGTTTTTCCCTGTCGGATCCTCATGTTGTCTGCTCAACAGTCCAGACGATGAGCCGAAGGCTCAAACAGTACAAACCAACAGACTTCGATCTGATCATTTGCGACGAATGCCATCACAGTGCTGAGGGGATCAAAACTTACAACGACATCTACGACTATTTTTCAGAAGCCAAACTTCTCGGCGTCACTGCGACTATCGACAGGGCTGATAGGAGATCATTGGAACGGTTTGGGGAAGTGATTTGCAATTACTCTCTGTATGACGCAATCCATGATCCTGCTGGGCCATTTCTTTCACCAGTGAAGTTTGTTCGGTGTTCTCTCGGTGTTGACTTAAGAGGTTGCAAGACTACGGGGAAGAAAGGGGATTTTGATGCGGGAGATCTTGCAAGAAGGATTCAACCTGCGGTTGAACTGTTTGCCAATGCGATCGAAAAGGAAACGAGAGGCCGGAAAAAGATTGTTGTCTTTATGCCCGATGTTGGCTCTTCCCAGGCCATGGCAAATGCTCTTAAACAACTTGGTCATGCTGCCGACTGGGTCTCAGGGGAAAAGGACGATCGGGATCAGACGATTTACAGATACAAGAAGGGACTTCTGAGATATCTGGTTAATTGCCAGATCCTGACAGAAGGCTTTGATGATAAGCCAACAGACTGCGTTGTTCTTAAGCCGACAAGATCACGGATTGCTTATGCTCAGATGGTCGGCAGAGGGACAAGGATTGCTCCTGACAAAGATGATTGCCTCATTGTTGATTTCAGCCACACAACAGACCTTGACCTGATTGGGCCTGCTTCGCTGGCAGACTGTGACATCGCTGATCGGGATGAGGTTCAGACAATTGTTGATCAGGGAGTGGATCTCTGGGAAGCAGTCGAGAGAGTCAAGAAAGAGAAACAGCAGAGGCTTGAGATGCGGGTTCCGGTTTCAAGACTGGAACTTCAGTACCGACGGGTTGAAATCAATCCTTTTAATGTTTCGGTCAATCTCGGTCTTGTTAAGCAAATGAACTCCAGCAAAAACAGGTTCGGTGAACCACCGACTCCGGCTCAAGCCAAGGTGCTTGAAAATGCTGGTATTAAAGATCTTTCTGGAATCACAAAGCGACAGGCAGGGGAGATCATCGGAAAGATTTTTGCCCGAAGGGAATCGGGTCTCTGCACTGTGAAGCAGTTGAACTTCCTTGTTTCCTGTGGCCTAAAGCCTGAAACCGTTCGGCAATGGTCTTTCCAGCAAGCCAGCAATGAAATCACCAAGATTTTAGGGGATAAAAATGGATAAGCGAGACGATTTGGTCTTGAGGCTAACAAGGTCACTCAAGGATATGCATGAGGTCGTCAAAAAGGCTGAGATTGAAGGATTTCCTTTGCCCAAAGGGTGCGAAGAAAAGATCCGTGAATCCCATATCCAGTATCACATCGCCAGAAACCATTTGAATATGGCTGGCCTCTCCGTAGAGGAGTTGTGATGCGGATCAAAAAACCAAAGTCAATTCTGAAGTTTGAACTGGAAATCGCTTCTAAGACTGATGTTTTAGAAGTGACTGCCCATCCATCTGAGACTGGGCCAAGAGAGTTGTGGATGTTTTTTCTGCAACTGACAGAACGGGTTGAACTGGTCTTTTACCTGACAGGCAAAGATGCGGAAGACCCTGTGATTCGTGAGGACATTATTTCGTGGATATCATCTCAGGAGCCAACAAAATGAGAGAGCCAATCTGGAGTTCAATTGACGGTCAATCTTGGCAATTAGTTATTGTCGAGCCATTTCGATGCAGTATTGTTTTGATCGACACGGAAATCCGCTGTTATCGGCCAAGTGTTGTCAACATGGAAACAAATGAGAGCGTTTCTTCAGACTTTTTTGACCTTGAGAACGCAAAGGAATGGTGTGTACAGAGATCCAAGGATCTTGCAGCCAAACTAAACGAAAACACTTTTGAGATCGAGGTCTAATGGAAATTGTTGAAGTCATTCTGCTCGGGTTTATCGTGTTCCAGTGCTGGTTTAATTACAAAACCGACAAACGCATTGGAATGCTTTATGACATTTTTGTTCAAGGTATTTTGAGGAGCATAGCACATGGTGAACTGGATAACAGAACCGAAAGTCATGGTACTTGCGGCAAGCAAGATTGATGACAATCGTCTCATGGCAGATCGCCTTAATGATTACACAGATGGATGGCTGGGATCCTTTGGTTTTGGTACAAGCGACCTTGACATAATCCCTGAGTTTGCAGGGAGAGTTTGCTATCAGTCGTTTAAGAGTCGCAGACCTGGGGGCAATGAGTCTTATATACAGCACATTCTTCAGGAGGGGCATGGAAGCGTCGCCGAACACTCTGTTGTCACTCTTTTGATTACAGGCGTTTCACGGTCATTGACACATGAACTGATCCGGCATCGTGCCGGAACAGCATTCTCTGAGCTTTCTCAGCGTTATTACGACGTCACTAGTGGGAGGCTTGGCTTTGTTCTGCCACCTGATGCGATCGGGAATGAAGTCGTTACCGAAGCAATGACCGCAGAGGTTGAGAGTGCAATCAAAAAGTATGATGAAATCTCGACCCTGTTGACATCTCAGATGTCAGCAAAATGGATGGATGCTCATCCTGAGCAAAAGCCATCAAGAGCGGATCTCACTTACATCAGGAAGTCTGCAAGGCAAGCTGCAAGGGCGATCCTACCAAACTGCACAGAGACCCATATTGTGATGACAGGCAATCTTCGAGCTTGGCGAAATATCGTTGAGCAAAGAGGCTCTGTACATGCTGACAAAGAAATCAGGAGGCTGGCCTGTGCTATTGGAAACGTAATGTATTCGATGGCTCCTAACTGCTTTCAGGATCTTCGGATTGATTTGACTGATGGGTTCCCATCAGCAGGTTTTGAATATCGAAAGGTTTAACAATGACAATAGATGAGCTTGCGAAGAAATGCTTTGAGTCTGCCAAGGCTAAGGGTTTCTGGGATGAGGATCGGAACTTCGGAGAATCCATCGCACTGATGCACAGTGAGCTTTCTGAGGCTCTTGAAGGCTACCGGAAGGACCGTAAAGACGACCATCTTCCACAGCACGATCAGTGGCAGGTTGAATTGGCTGATGCAATCATCAGGATTCTGGATTGGTGCGGAGCCAAGCAGGTTCCTATCGGCCAGATTATTGACGAGAAAATGGCTTACAACGCAAACCGACCATACCGCCACGGAGCTAAGTTTTGAAGAAGTCGAAGAAACTGAAGAATGAGTATATGAACGTGAGAAGGATCATTCAGGGAATGAAAGACGGCAACGATGGCCTCATTGGGATTTACGAGCAGAAACTCAAGGGAAGGAGGTCTTACATCTGCCGGTTGCCAAGGATGCTAAAACGGAAGCATGCTTATTTTGATAACCCTATCGAGGCATGTGTACATTACAATGAAACAGTGAAATACTACTTTGGCAGCGACGCTGTTTTTTGTGACCCTTTGGCTGTTGTGAGGCGGTTTATTCTCAATGTCTAAATGTCCAGACTACTACCTTCTTTCTGATGGCAGATCCTTCCTAGAGTATTCCGAGGTGTTGACAAGGATATTATGGCATGGTGGGATCACGGGATTGCCTTACCATTGTGCCTTGTCTGCCTTAGAACACCTCTTTCGGCTCGGTAAGAAGGAAGGCGAGGCTGAGACAGACTGGGAATCATTCAAGTTCTGGTGGAATAAAGTTCCTGATCTTTCCGGCAAGGATGCCGCTCTCAAACATGTCTTTTCCGAAAGACAGAAGCTGGGGGATGTGCAATGGCTTGTTTCGCAGGAGTGGACCCAGGTTTACGGGGCGGCATTGCCATTGTGGATGAGGCAGGAAAAATTCTTGCCCTAAAGCCTATGCCGACAAGCAAGCAGGGTGATAAAAAAGTCATTAACTTTGCTGCTGTTGCTGGGTTCCTGAAGGAGTGGGAGCCGGATCTCGTTGTGATTGAGAAGGTTTCTGCGATGCCTGGTCAGGGCGTTGTCTCCATGTTCTCATTTGGATATGGGTATGGTGGCCTTGTCGGTGTTGTTGAGACTATGGGTATGCCTTACGAACTGGTTCGGCCTCAAGTCTGGCAAAAGACGACTATTGCAGGAATCGACAAGAAACTTGGTAAAGCCAGATCTGTTGTTTACTGTCAACATTATTACCCAGAGGCGGAAATTACCAAGGATGGTATTGCAGATGCTGTCTGTATGGCTATAGTAGCTAAAGACAGGTTATCATGATTTCCTGTTTTGCGTGAAAGGTGTTGGTGTTCGGCTGAGTGTTCTTATTCCTTTATGTCACGTTGAAGCCGGACAACCATGATCCATCTGAGAGCCTTTCACGTGCTTTATAAACTTAAATAATCCGTACATCTTCTTTCGCAATTTCCTTCTGCCTGTCTGGGCTGAGGATGATTGCACTCAAAAAGATAAATCTGGCTAGCTTGCCCACCACACCCACAGGTTCTGCGGAATTTATGGTTGCCAAACTCATCGAGAACCGCTGGGCCTTTCCATGCACATCCAGCCATTCGGCCTTTCTTTCTCAGGGCAGATCTGTACCATGAACCGACAATTGCCGCTCTCTGGGGGTTGTTAAAGCAGTTTTGGCAGACCTGAAAGTCTTCTTCGGACTGTTCACGATCAAATTTGTCGCAGAATCCTGCCTGTGTACATGTGCAAGTGTGGCTCATGGGTTAAATGTCCAGAACTTCAACCTCGACCGTGCCAAGTGTAATGTTCTGATATGGTGCACCGGTGACCGTCTGCTGCACAAAGTTTGCTGTCGTATTGGCTCCAACGGTATTAGCCAGCTTGGGAGTGGTTGCCTTGAACACATAGTTTGTTGTGCTGACTGGTGTCCCATAGGTCTGATAGTACAGGCTGTTGTGTATGTAAGAAAAGCTCAGGGTGAGATCGTATGCTGTTCCGTTGGCATCGCTTGTTGACTGATTGGCTGAGCTGGTCAGGCACGCATTGACAATCCTGTAGTCGTAGTCTTCCTGATAGAGTCTGGTTGCCGGCCCTGTTCCTGGTGGAGCCGTTGCACTCCAGAAGAGATTCCGGAGTCTTGTAAATCCGGATAACACGAACTTACTTCCTGAGCCTTTCACGCCAGCGTAACCGTATCTCCCAGCCAAATCTCCAATTTCAATCGGGTAGGTTGCATTGCCGCCTGATATTGTTGCATTGCCAAGAAACGTCGCTTTGATCAGGTTGTGCTGGGGCCACGGTTGGATTGTGAGTTGGCTGGAGTCCATGGTGTCGTAATAGGTTGCCGAGACGTTAGATGGTAGATTAAAGACAGGGTCAATAGAATAGATATTGGAAACCCCTGCCGATGTTCTAACGGGAAGCAGTCCTGAGCCTGTGATATTACCACCCGTATTTGGTGTCCCATCGGCATTGCTTGGACCGTCTGGAATATATCCTGTGTAAGAGATCGTGACGTTTCCGGATGACTGCTGAGTGGTTGACCAGCTAAGATTGTAATTAAAAGACTCGGTGACCGTGTTTCCGTTGGTGTCTGACCATGTGAGATTGTTAACAGGTATCAGGATTGAGCCTGAATCGTTTGCAGTTGGATCAAGCTGCTGTTTGTTTGTCTGGAAGTATTGATAATAACCGCTGCCGTTTAGCCATGTACCAAATGCAGCCAGCCTGTTTTGCCCTGATATGCTGACGCTGTAATACTTGTTGTACCAATAGTAGAAGTTTCCACCCGGTGTCTGCGGTGTGTTCTGGTATTGATACGCAAAACAAGTCTTTTTGACATCAAATGTGCCGTGAGCCGTTGTATTGCCCCATCCAGCTGAATACTCGTAGGCATAAGGCAAACTGCTGGGTTGATCGTATACAAGACCTTTGCTGCCAACTGTCTGCCATGATGGGGAAAGGGTGTTGTTGCCGTAGAGCGTATTATCAGCATGCCAGTTAACCGTAATCGGATAGGCAGGATAAGGCCGTGGATAGAATAGCCCGTACTCTCTCCACAGACCCTCGTAGGCGTCCCATTCAAAGTAAGCCTGATGTCCTGCTGTTGTAGCTGAAACACCCTGAATTGTCGTTACCGGAAAATTGGTAGTTACAAGATTGCCAGCTGGGGCAGAGATCCATTGGCGAAACTGATAATAAACATAGCAGCCGGGATAAGGGTCAACCACATTATGTCTCTTAAAAAAAAAGAGTTGCCCAGTTAAGGGGTCTCTTACGACTGAAAGCACTCCTGACACAATTTTTTCCGCTGAGAACACATATGGTTCCACTGTTGAAAGCGGTATCTGTATCGTTGGGTCATAGGA